CTCCGTAGTTCTGTACCTGCGCACAGAGCCGACCGACGACGACCTGCGAGCCATCCATGATGGTCTGCGATCTCTCGCCGCCGCGCCCGGCAAGGAGGGGGTGTGATGCAACTGCTATGCGACGAGCTTCGTACGGCACGGAAGCACTATCAATGCGATGCCTATTACTGGTTCGACCGTGCCGGCTTCGGACGGCAGGACGTCGATGCAGACGACTGGCTGATCGTTGAGGCCGTTCGATCCGACCGAGGGAAGATCCTTCCGAGCACAAAGTACATCTATCAGGTGCGCGTCGATGGCGGGGAGTTCTGGATTTTCCGCGCGCCCGGAAATGGACGCCATCTGCCGCAAATACGACCTGTATCCGGAGGACTGATCCATGAGTGAGGTGAAGAAGATCAGCCCGGTTGGAAATATCTATGGCTGGGAAGAAAGCCAATTCGGGGAGTTCGTCCTTAGCCAGGACTACGACGACCTCGCCGAAGAGGCCCAGGCGCTCAGGGAGGAAGTCGCGGCCCTGAAGCACAGCCAGCAGGTTCTAATTGGGAGCCGTAACGCGCATCGGGACGAGCGTGATGCTGCACTCAAGGAAGTCGCGGACCTGCGAATGGCGAGAGACGATTTCAAACTCGAACGAGACCTCGCTCGAAAAAACTTCTGCGACGAGCAGGCAGCGAATTATCAGTTGCAAGCGCACTTGAAAGCCTGCCTCGGCGAACTATCGGAACTGCGCGCAAGGGTGGTGGTTGTGCCGGAGCGCCTGACGAACGGCGACAGTATCAGCAGGATGTTGCGCGAAATCGGTTGCGACGGTGACGTCAGTTACCACCATGCGCGCGAAATTTGGAACGCCTGCATCGACGAACTGTCGCGCCTCAACGGCAAGGCGGTGAGCGAGGGGCTGTTGCGCAGGCTGTGTGAGCCACTGCTTTCGCATGCTGATTACCTCGTAGCTCGCAACGAACTCCGCGCCCTGCTGAGCAAGCAAGAGTAACCCTCTCATTTCCCTCCGATGCCGGGATTCCGGCATCGACTCCCAACAACGAAACCAACGCATCCGACCCCGGAGGACCAACCGTGGACAACGACAACGAAACACTAGTCGCGCTGCTGATCATCGCGCTGATCGTCTTCGGCATCTTCCGGATAGTCGGGGACTTCAAGAACCTCTACGAGCAGACCGAGTTGAAAGGACAGGAGTTGAGCAGATGGAGCAAGCAATGAACAGGCGGGAGGTGACATTCCTCTCAGCCGTGGATGCCAGCAAGGTCGAGATACCGAGCAACGTGATCAGCATCGGCAGCAAGGGCGATTGGTATGACTTTGCCTGCGATCACAAACGCGTTCTCCGGCTGGAGTTTGATGATGTCGACGGGTACTTGGGAAGCGATGGCTTTCGAGTATTCAGCCACATTGACGCCAAGCAGATCCACGACTTCGTGAACGAGTGCGGCGATGAGCCGATCATCGTCCACTGCCAAGCAGGCATGAGCCGATCCGCCGCAGTCGCTAAGTTCCTGGCCGACAAGCGCGGCTACACCCTGAACCTGTCGAAGCCTTGCCTGGGCACCACGCAATTCTACAACCGCCATGTCTACGGAACGTTGAACCTCAACGATGCCGAAAGCATGAGCGCCTATTACGCCGAGATGGAGTTGGCCGACCGGCTGCGTGGCCACCCAAAGGAGTCCTGACCGTGCCTGACATGAGAGAAGAGTTTGAAGCGTGGGCTACCAAGCACCGGATGCCGATTCATCGCGACGGTGTTGTAACCGACTATGCAGCCAGATGCACAGATGAATGCTGGCAAGCCTGGAAAGCCAGCCGCGCGGCTCTGAGGGTGAGGCTGCCAAAGCCATATGGTAGCTCATCACTTGATGCTTATCCTGAGCTTGCCGAATTCAACCGAGGGATCAGGGAATGTCTAGCAGCCCTCCAGAGAGCCGGAATCGAGGTGAAGCCATGACCCTACACATTCACGCTCCAGAAGGCGATTACGTTGCCCAGATCAAGGGGTACGGGTGCCGGCTATGGGAGACAGTGGGCGAGCCATTCAATGAACCGAAAGCTGCCATGTGTGCGGCTGTAAACGCCATGACTGAGCGGCACAAACGGGCGAGAGTGATTTTCTGCGCGCCTTGGTATGAACCGCACATCGTTATGGAGGCAAATAAGCCATGACCGACCACGCAGAGCTGCGGAGGGTGGCTGAGGACGTGATCCGAATTGAGCGGAGCGAGGATGAGCCGATCTCTGCTGCTTGGGATTTGTTCGATTCCGCCGCCAACCCCAAGACCGTCCTCGCCCTGCTGGACGATATCGACAGGCTCAAGGCGGAGAACGACAGGCTGCGTCAAGGCATGAAAGGCGACTACGACATTGATGCATGGCTTGACTGGTTGAAAGAGAAAGAGCGGATCAAGGCGGAGAACGATGCGCTGAGGGGAGCGCTACAGGCCGTGGAAGCCGAAGTCGACGGGAATCTCCGCCCACTTACCCGCGACCTCGTGAACATGGTTAGCGGATTAAAGAACGGCAGCCACCCGAATGACATCTACGAACACTGCGACGAGATCGAAAGGATCATCGGAGCAGCCCTGGAAGGAGACAAGCCATGACCGACATCAACAAGCTGAAGGAACTTGCAGCCCAGTACCTTGCAAATCCATCTGGTACTGCTGGCGAAGACTCGGAATTCCGAGCCGCCGCCAATCCACAAGCCATCCTCAAGCTGATTGCCGAGGTTGATCTGCTGAGCGCTCGGCTCAAGGCGGAGAACTGCGCCCACAAGGACACGCAGAAACACTGCGAGTTGTTGGAGCAGTACTTGAAGGAGTGCGCAAGCGCCCTGCCTGGCACCTACTACATGGACCCTCCAGACGGCGGCAATGTCAGCATTCCAGAGCAGATTCGGCGCATGGCGAAGGATGCCGCTCGCTACCGGTGGCTGCGAGAGCGAGACCTCGAAACGATCAGACAAGGCGGCGTATTCGCCGGGATGACCCCGGAGAACATCGTACTCAACCAGGAAGACCTGGACGCTGAAATCGACGCAGCCCTAGAAGGAGCAACGCAATGAACGACCGCACACTACTCGAACTGGCGGCGCGGGCGGCTGGAATTCCTGATGCATTGTATTTGGACTGTGTGGCACAGGATATGTACCACCCGAGAGACGGAGAAGCAGGCATTGAAGTAAACCATCGGGACACGCGATGGAGTTGTTTGGCTATTGACGGCGTATGGAACCCGCTCACCGACGACGGCGACGCGCTTAGGCTGGCGGTGAAGCTTCGCCTGGACATTACGTTCTACAACGGTTTTCAGGAGGTGGCCGCCGAGCCATCAAATGGTGACGGGATGAACCCTTGCCAGGAAGTGTTCACAGAAAACCCGTATGCGGCAACTCGGCGAGCCATCGTCCGCGCCGCAGCCGAGATCGGCAAGTCTATGGGAGGTGGGGAGTGAACGAGACCGTAGAAGTGAAGACCTGCGAGCTTGAAGGGCCTGCGCTGGATTGGGCGGTAGCCACAGCGCAAGGATGGATCCGCTATGAAGAGGATAGCGTTGAACTTGGATGGTACTGGCATACCGATCCAGAGAATGCACCATATGGGCCTATAATTTATCTAGGAGACTGGAGACCATCAAATAACTGGTCTCAATGCGGCCCGCTGATCGAGAAATATCGCTTCGAGTTCGAATGGGTCGGTAACGACTGGCATGGCGAACCGCTGAACTTCTTCACAGCATGCGGCTTCGATATGCCAGCTGATGCAGCGTCGGCAGGGCCCACCCATCTAATAGCAGCATGCCGCGCTATCGTTAGAGCCAAGTACGGGAAAACCGTCAGCGTCCCCGCAGAACTCATCAAGTAACCCAGCCGGGCGCCACTAGCTCTCCCTGAGCTAACCCGGCTGGGCGTCTAAATCCTACCAAAGGCCTGACCGGGCAGTTAACCCCCATATTGCCCGATGCGGGCGCCATGCCCGGCCAAGCCAGCACGAATTCTACCCTCCAAACCGATGCCGTTGATCGGCCAAGGTCTCGCTATGTCTTTGATTTCAGTTGAGGCGGCCGCCGGC